ATTCAGGAGCAACTCAAAAACTTGAAAAGATGCAATCTGACAAAGAAAAAAATCTTGCTACACAGGCTACCGCCACAAGTAGAATAGCCGACCAAAAAGCAAAAGATAAAGACCCGATTGATTTTGAGGGAGAGAAAGCCGAAATGGAAATATTTAATCAATAAAAAATAGAAATTATGCCAGACCCGAAAAAAACAATCGTTAAAGTAGCTAAAAAATCCGTAGAGAAACCCGTATCGGAAAGTAACGCTTCGTCAGGACTTACTAAAGAAAATATTAGCAAAATAAATGAAACCTCTGATATAAACAAAAAAAGACGTGAAATAGAGGGAATTGCTAAAAATGACAGTATTGTAGGGGCAAAGAAAGCTAAGTTCGAAGGTAAAGATTTAGTAGACCAAAGACGAGCAGGAAACAAAACCGCCAATGAAACAAGAAAAGAAGGAGGTGTTCCGCAGGTAACTAGAGGCAGAAGCACCAATACCGAACCTGACAAGTATTATAGCGGTGGATATAGTGCCTTAACTAGCGATTCTTATAGCAGAAACGAGCCGTTGGAAAAAGATATGCCAATAATTAAAAAAACTATGGTAAAGGTTAAAAAAGCGTAAAAACAAATAAAAAATAAACGACAACAAACGTTTGTACTTATATAAAATTTACTTTTGTACTAATAAATCAAATCAAATCAAAATATTATGCCACAGGAAGAAACAATTATTCCCGAAGCGGAAGTAATTATAGCGGAGAATCAAGAGCCTACAATATCATTTGCGCCTGTTACGGAAGAAGATAATATCATTATTCCTACTGTCGAAACTGAAATTTCCGCACAGGAAGAAGTTCAAGAGCAAGTTCAAGAGCAAGTAACTGAAGTAGAAGAAGAATATGAGCCTGTAGAGCTTAATGAGGATTTAGCCATAAAATTTTTGGCAGAATCCAAAGGAATGACGGTTGAGGAATTTCAGGATTCATTAACCTCAAAAGAGCAAAAGAAATACGCTCCAGCGATGGAGAAATTCAACGAGTTCATTGAAAAAACAGGAAATACAAATTACAATGACTTCTTAGAAACACAGAAGGATTGGAGTACCGAAAGCGAAGAAAGTAGATTAAGAAACTACATCAAACTTTCAAACCCCGATTTGACTGATAGAGAAGCAAACAGACTGTATGAGAAACAATACGGAATGGAGCATCTTGATGAAGACATTGACGAAGATGAAATCCTAGATAGAAGGATAAATATTAAAACCGATTTGAAGAAAGCCGATGCGTTTTTCGACAAACGAAAAGAAGAATTCAATGCCGTTGGAGGGTCTGACGAGCATATTCCAATTGAGTATCGAGAAGCAAAAAAAGCGATTGACAATCAACAAAAGCAAGAAGAAGAGTTTGATGCAACAAACAAGGCAGTAAGAGATAAGTTTATTTCAAGAACCGAGTCTTTATTTACCAACAATTTTGAAGGGTTCAAAATTCAACTGGGAGATGAGGAAACAGGGTTCGAAGATTTCACCATTAAACCGGACAATCTTAACGAAGTAAAAGAATTTCAGCTTGACAGCACTAATCTTTTTAGCAAGTTCTTAGACAAAACGACAGGGGAAATTCGAGATATTAAAGAATATCACGAAGCAATCTATATGGCACAAAACTATAAAACCGAACTGAATAAAGCCTACCAAAGAGGACGAGCAAAAGAACTCGAAATCCAAGACAAGGTTTCTAAAAATATTCAGCCGGATAATATTAGACCAGTACCGAATATTGGCACATCTGGAATTTCGTTTACGAAGGAAAACTAAAATTTCTTGTTTTAAAAACAATTACTAATTTTTAAAACAAACACCAAAAAATGGGAGCAATAGCAGGATCACCAGCAGTAAGATACACGCCAAGTGCGACAAAAGTACCTACAGCAGCGAATTATTTAGATTTGACCGACTTGGATTATTTTGACCACCAATTGCCTGATATGGATAAAACCTTAAACAAGCGATATGGTAGCCAAATGATTGACGGTTTTTTCGAAAAAACAGGACGTAAAATTCCTTATGCAAGTGATGTTATCACTTGGACAGAAGAAGATAGATTAACTCAACTTGCCACAGGAGTAGCGCGTACAGCAGATGTATTTACATTAGCTGACCATACTTTTAGAGTAGGTGAAGTTATTCAAGCCTTCTTACCTGACGGAACAATTTCAAGAAAAGGTAGAATCTCCGCTACAACTTCAACTACTTTCACCGCATCTTGTGGTCAAGCAGCAGGATGGACAGCGTTAGGAGCTACAGGAATTTCAGTTTTTGCCGACAGTTCTGAATTCTTAAAAGGTTCAGCAGGTATGCAAGAATCATTGAATACAAAATACCAACAATACACAACTCGTGGTACTATCACAAAAGAGATGGTTAGCGAGAACCGTACAAATATGGCTCAAATTTCTTGGTTGAAAGCAACTGACAATACCACAGGAAATACATTAGGTTATATTTGGTATGACGTAAACAAAGACAATACCGAAAGACGTTTCAGAAACAAAGTAGAGTCTGCTCACTTTAATTCAGAGTCTTGGGCGGGTGATTTACTTGCCGCAGGATACAAGGGTCGTCAAGGTTTGCTTTCTGCAATGGGGGAAGGAAATATCTTCGCAGGAACAATCGCTGACTTCGCATCTGCCGAAAGTTTGATTGACCGTTTGGAAAAACAAGGACAATTGAGAGATAACATCATCTACGGAACAACCGCTTTCTGTTTTGCTATTGATAAGTTCTTAGCTTCTACCAACGTAACAACTGGTTCTGCTTACGGACAATTCAATAACGACAAGAATATGGTGCAACAATTATCTTTTCAAGGATATTGTTTAGGTGGATATGATTTCGCTTATTCTCCATTACAATACTTAAAAGAAACAACTGCTCAAGGAGCAATCACAGGGGTTTCTAAAGTAAATGGTTTCTTGATTCCTTCTGCTTCTCAATCTGTAGTAGACCCAATGGTCGGAACGCCATCTGTTAAACCAATGATTCACGTTAGAAATCGTCAATATGGCGCTACAAACCGTGATTACGAAATGGTTGTTAGAGACTGGAAAGAAGGAACAAGTTTGACTGATACCATCACTTGTGAATTCCAAAACGAATCGGCTACGGTTTTGATAGGAAGAAACAACACTGTGAAATTTCAGGGTTAAAGGATAGTTTTTAGATTAAAACCCACTCAAATCGAGTGGGTTTTTTTACGTCCAAAATTTAAACGACAACAAACGTTTGTAAATGAATAACATTTACCTTTGTTGTTCAATAAATAATCAATTAAATCAAAACAAAATGAGTACAGAAACAAAGTTACCGCACCATTTGTCTAAGCTATACAAGCAAATGGCAAATGAAGGATTAATCAACGACCAAAAAGAATATGTAGGGGAAATTCCGTTGGATGAATACCTAAAATCTTTTGAAACTGCTCCGGATGCAATCGAAGAAAAAGCACCAATTGTGGCGGAAGAAAAAGAGCCTACAATTCCACTATCACAAGTAAGCGAAATGCTTGACAAAATGGTAGCTGAAAAGCTAAAAGGAATCAGTTTTGCTCAACCACAGCAACCCCAATACCAACCGCCATTGGTAAAAGAAGAATACGACATCGAAGATTTGCCAGAATTTAAAAATTGGGAAGTTAGAGATAGGGAGTATGAATATTTGGACGGAAAACCAGTTTCGGCATCTATCCCATCAAAACATACTGATTTAGTGCCTTTACAGTACTTTAACAAAGTAAAAAACAAGGTGCATATTCTACGTTATGCTAGTAATCAGCCTTCATTTTTTCAGGAGAATCAAAGTAAAGAACCAGGTTCGGTAGTATTGGCGGAAATCTTGTTTAAGTTTGGGCGACTAAAAGTGCCTGCCAACGAAATCAACTTGCAGAAATTCTTGCATATTCACCCGTACAAAGATAAAATATTTACAGAGTACGATCCAAAAGCTAAATCAAGAGAGATTGTAGCGAAAGAGAAATTAAACTTGAAAGCATTGGGATTGGTATTTGGTGTAGGCGAAATAACAAATAGAGCCATTGCATCGGTAGAATGCCCTAATTACGTTGATTCTTGGAGTACAGAATTATTAGAGGAAGAAGTATTGGCTATTGCTAAAAAAGACCCTGCAAAATACATCGCATACACTGAAGACCCAACGATAAAAATCAAAGGAGTAGTCAAAGGAGCTATGGCAACAGGGGAATTGATTTACAGCACCTATCGTTGGATGAACAAAAACCGAGAAGTTATTCTTGAAGTAGCCAAAAATCACGATGAAATTGAAGAAATCGTGAAATACTTTGAGTCAGGAGTAGGGAGAACGTTTTATGAGTTCTTGTTGCATTCGAAATAAAATCTTAAAATAGCATTAAAACCACTCTTTTCAGGGTGGTTTTTTTGTAAAATAAACGACAACAAACATTTGCGAACGTTTATTTTTTATCTTTGTTGAAAATACTCGAAGTATGATTTCAATTAATAAGTGCCGAAATACCGTATTGTTATTGTTGGACAAAAACAACAGGGCGTTTATTTCTCCTATGGAGTTTGATGCTTTTTGTCATTTAGCTCAATTAGAGCTGTTTGAAAACCTATTTTTTCAGTATAACAAGTGGTTAAATAACCAACAAAGACACATAGCAAACAATGGATTTGCAGATATTCCAAAGAATATTCAGGAGCAAATTGATAACTTTTCAGAGTTTACTACGCCGTCGAATTTCACTTATAGCGCACCTAATGATGTTTGGACTTATGACGGAGCCGATTTGTACCGAACTAGTGGATTATCATTAGTGTTAACCGCTTCGGGTAAAAAAGCAAGTTGTGAAGAAGTGCCAAAAGGAGATATTTGGAATAACGCAATCAATTCTAAGTTAAATGCCCCAACTACTACCTATCCTATCTACACTAAAATAGGTTCAGGATATAGAGTTTTTCCAAAAGCACCTGCGGGATATTCAGTAGAGTTGCTTTATATCAGAACTCCTAAAGCCCCTAAATGGAGTTACATATTAGACGGAAACGGAAACCCTGTTTTTAGTGCGGGAGCGAGTGACAGACAAGATATAGAAATAGATGAAAGCCTTTTCTACCCACTTGTAATGAAAATAATGGCTTTCTGCGGACTTTCTATTCAACAAGATGAAGTAGTAGCCGCTGCTGCAAATTCAGAGGTAGTAACTGAACAAAAACAATCTTAATTATGGCTTCAATGAACCCCGAAGAATATTATTCCGACGAAGCGAATCACGGTTCATATTCGTACGTTTCATTGGAAGAAATGGTTATTAATTTCATTTCGAACTTTACGGGGGACGGAACGATTTTAAATAAAGTTCCTCGTTCAAAAATCTTATATCAATTCAAGCAAGGAATCAAGAAATTCTCTATGAACGCTTTGAGAGAGGTAAAAAAAGTAGAATTAGAACTTGGCGACACTAATGATATAACACTACCTCCTGACTATGTAAATTATGTCCGTTTTTCGTATGTGAATCCAGAAACAGGAGAATTGATGGTGCTATCGAGAAACGAAAGAATGGCAATGGCTACGGCTTATTTGCAAGACCATGATGCTGAAATCTTATTTGATGATGATGGATTTATATTAGAGGGTAATACTTATTATTCGGAATTAAATGACAGGGTAAATAGACGTGTTTTTGAGGGTGGTTGCGGTAGCGTTCATTCCAATTTTAGATTAGACCCTACACAAAATGCCAACGGTTATTTTAACATTGATACTAGAAGTGGTAAAGTACATTTTAGCTCCGATAATGCAAGTAGAGTGTTGATGGTTGAATACATTTCGGATGGATTGGAATACAGCAACGAAAGCGAAATTAAAGTAAGCAAACTTGCTGAACAAGCACTCTACAACTATGTGAACTACGAGTTAATGAAAACATTATTCAACGTTCCAATGTACGAGAAAAATGAAGCTAAAAAAATGTGGTTTGCCGAATATAAAAACGCAAAAATAGCAATGATGGACATTAAAATTTCCGACATAATGCTATTCCTTAATGCAAAAAGACAATGGATAAAGTAAAATTAATACGTGGAGATTTTCGATGGGAAAATAATATTCCTAACAGTAAAGTAATTTTCGTTCCTTCCGATAAAGGTAGGTTTTTAACTGGATATAACCCACCAATAAAGTAAGATGATAAAATTCCAAAATACATTTTTGAAGGGTATAATCAATAAGGATGCCGACCCTCGTTTTGTGAGTTCTGACGAACTTGTAGACGCTGAAAACTTCTTTGTTGCCACGGTAGAGGCTTCGAGTGGTGGGATTGGAAAAAATGCTTTGGGAAATGTTTTGAAAACTGCCTATGCCATTACGGGAGGAAAAACGATAGGACACGGAGTAAACTCTAGCGACAACAAAGTTTACAATTTTATAAAAGGCACGAATCACGATTATATTATAGAATATGATAGTGTGACTTTTGCGTCTGCTATTGTAGCGCAATCTGTAGCCACTACTGGTAGGTTAAATTTTATATCAGGAGAAAGAATAAGAAATGTAGATGTAATTGTAAGCGGTGAACCTTATGATACAGACACTAAACAAGGAGGTAATTTATTGGCTTTTTCGGGAGATAGCAACCCGCTAAGACTACTTAATATCGAAAGATTTAAAGCCAATCACATTGCTTTAGGTATAGATTGGTTTACAGATGAAGAAATAAGTGTAATGAAACCCGCGCCAATAGACGCTCCTACCCTTGTTTTGACAACAAGTGCAAGTGGAGGGGTAGAAGATTTTATAAACGATAAGTTTATTTGCTTTGCTTACAGATACAAATACAACGATAATTTATTTTCTGCTTTTTCCCCTTGGAGCGAAGTGGCGTTTTCGCCAGACTCGTTTAAAATGGACTATCAGACCTACGATAACAAAGGGATGCTTAATCTATTTAACGCTGTTGACGTGTCTTATAACACAGGAGTAAGAAGCGTTTTAGAAGTTCAATTATTAATGAGAGAGTCCAACTCGTCTACGGTTTATATTGTAGATAAGTTTAAAAAAACAGGCAACAGCATTACTCAAACCTTTCAGTTTGACAACAGTAAACTTTACTTGCCACTACCCGAAAGTCAATACACGAGGTCTTTTGACAACGTACCTCTACAGGCAGGGGCGCAAACAGTATTTGGAAATAGACTAGGTTATTCGGATTATTTGGAAGGTAGAAACATCACGGAAGACGTTGATTTTGATTTAGAAATAGTATCAGAAGATGTTTTTTCAGACGCACTAACGACTACAATTGAAAATCACGTTGATTCTAATTTGTACTCCAACTTAATTGATTTTGAATCGGGATTAGCAGGAGGTGGTAGTACTCCTGTAGATTACATGAATTTCACTACGAACGTCATTAGCTATACTTTATCTATAGGGAATAAGGCTAAGAATTCAATTACCATAACCCCAAGACAGTCATATAGCGATGTCGTTTATAAAGTGGTTGTTAGAGATGCGGGTGTGTTAGTCACAGAATGGACAGGATTAACAGGTACTCAAACACTTGCCTACGAAAGCACCGTTGACCGTAACTTAACCTATTTTGTCTATAGTGCAGATGGTTTAATTTATAACGCAACACTTACCTTTGGGATATGGGGAGGCGTTGTTTTTACCTCGAAAATTTCTGAATATGTTTATTCGGCGACAAGTCAACTATCTTATCCCAACTCTACGGGTGTATTATCTTCTTTAGAGGGGAATACCATTATAAAAAGAGATTGTATTACTGATTTATCAACTTTTGTTTTTTCGTCAGGAAAACAAATGCGATTTAATTTTACGCTGAAATCATCGTTAAATGAGGGCAATGTGATTGACATTACTTTTCCTTACACTCTTACTTCAAACTATACTAATCTAGCTGATTTTATAGCTAATTCCTCTTTTAAAGAACAAATAGAAGGTTCTTTTTCAACTTCCTTTAAGCCTTATATGAGTTACGAGGGCGAAGAAGTGCCATTATCATACGTTGGTTTTTTAGTTAGTATTCCTGCTACTGGATATTTAAAAATTAGGACTCCAAAAGTAGTTTATAACGTAACTGAACCTTCAGGCATAACAGAGCACAAAACAGATTTTCATATTGTTGACGAATATAGCACTACCGTAACCGCAGGAGATTCTTATGCTAGTTTGCATAGCAATCGGGATTTGGAAGTGTGTATGGTGTATTTAGATAACGAAGGAAGAGAAAGCACCGCTTTGATTTGCCCTACCAACACAGTTCATATTCCAGCAGAAAATAGTGCGTTGATAAATAAATTAAAAGTTTCTTTAAATCACAACCCTCCATCTTGGGCTAAATACTATCGTTTTGGAATAAAACAACCCAAAAAAGCCTACGATACGCTATATGGTAATTTAGTTTACAAGGACGGCTTGTTTCGATGGATAAACATTGTAGGCGAAAACAAAAACAAGGTAAACGAAGGCGATGAGTTGATTTTGAAGTCTGATTTTAGTGGGGTTATAGACCGTTTGGTTAAAGTAAAAGTTTTGGAAGCTGGGTATAAGGACGCAAACTTTATTGAAGGCAATAACTTAGCCGTCACTACCGAACTAAAAGAAAAATCAGGATATTACATAAAAGTAAAACAAGGGAATTTTGATATGAACGTTGAAAAAGATTCTAACAAAGAATTTTCAGCTTATGTAACAAGAAGATACCCTACTCGTGGCGATATAACAACAAGTCCAGAGTTTGGGGAGTATAATGCCGCATCTGTTTTTGAACCCTATGAAATCAACGGAGGTTCTGTGATTAATGTTTTTATTGAAGTAGAAGCCTATGGATCGATTGCTTTTAAACATACTTTTAATAGAGAGTTAACTGCAAGTGAAGATTACGATTCGGTTAAAGATTGGTTTGATGCGGAAGTAAGGATTCTTAGCGAATGGGCATCTTTTGCTGATACTATTCTGTTAACCGGATATAAAGGTATTTTTAGCGCCAATGGGGAAACTTTTACTGTAAGACCAAATAGAGACGGGACATCTTCAAGAGACATTCACACTAGAGTTAAATTTGATGTTTCTTTTTCTAGGGGGAACTTAATATTCGAAACCGACCCTATTTTAGAGCCTAACACGCCTTTTTTTAAAACCCCAGAAAAATACAGAGTAATAGATGGTGAACACGAATTTGAAGACCATATATTAACTAGGGCGTTTAATTGTTTCAGTTTCGGGAACGGCGTAGAAAGTAATAGAATTAGGGATGCTTTTAACGAAAATAGTTTTTCAATAGATTCAAGCCCTACGGCGGTTAGCGAAGTTGAATATAAGCAAATTAGACGCTTTGCCGACATTACCTATTCAGGTGTTTTTAATTCAAATTCTAATGTAAACAAGCTAAATGAGTTTAACTTATCACTAGCCAACTACAAAGAGGATATGGATAAGTCTTATGGTAAAATAGTTAAAATAAAAGGCACGGACAATAATCTTGAAGTACGTCAAGAGGATAAGTGTAGTACTGTTTTGTATGGTAAAGACTTACTATACAACGCTGATGGAAGTACGAATCTAACAAAGGTGGAGTATGTTTTAGGGGAACAGCAAATGACTCCTGGTGAATATGGAATTTCGTATCACGCTGAAAGTTTTGACGAATACGGAACAAACACTTATTTTACCGATACTAAAAGAGGGGTTGTGTTAAAGGACAACTTCAACAACGGATTGTTTGAGATTTCAAGTCAAGGAATGAACTCTTACTTTAAGAAATTATTTCGTGATAATATCATTAATAATATCATTGGGGAGTACGACCAACACCATGACGTTTATGTGTTGAATATCAAAATGAACAACAACGCCAATGATTATGTTACTTGGGTTTATAGCGATAAAGACAATGGATGGTTGGGTAGAATAACTTTCAATCCTGAAGATATGTGTAGGGTTAACGGAAAGTTTCTATCATTTTACAACGGGGAAATTTACGAACACAATCAACCTACAGGAAGAAACACTTTTTACGGAACAGAATATTTGAGCAAATTTGTATTTAATTTTTCACAAGCACCTAGCGAAAGAAAAATTTATAAAAATATTGAGATTGAAGGGTCTGATGCTTGGGATGTAAGCCTACTTACTGATTTAGATTCAGGGCAAATAGATAAAACCGACTTCGTTAATCAAGAAGGAGTAAAACGAGCCTATATAAGAACCTCTAACAGCGTTTTAGACAGTTCTAATCTTTCGGTTCAGGGTATTGGAAATTGCACACTATCGGGGCTTGTATTGACTTTTGCGTTCCGATTAGAAGATGAAATATCCATTGGAGATACAGTTTTGAATCAAGCTAATTTAGTTGTAGGGAAAATAGTTTCGAAAACCGCAAAAACTTTGACATTAGATGCCGTTGCAAATTTTGTTTCGGGGAATTACGTGATGATTTCAAAAGACCAACGTGCCGAATCGAGAGGGCTATTGGGCTATCATTTGCAAGTTTCAGCCCAATTAATGAAAAATACTAAAACGGAAGTATATGCGGTAAATACTAATACTACTAAAAGTTATGTGTAACTTAAACGACAGTAAGTGTTTGTAAGCGAATATTCAATACCTTTGTTTAAATTATTTTTATGGATAACGAAATTTCTAAAAGCGTAATTAGCCATAGCATAGACGAACTTGAAGCTGTAATGGTAGATAATTTTCCTCTTATGAGTTTTCCTGTAAAAGAGCATTTTACGGATGGGATTTACACGAGAGAGGTATTCTTACCTAAAGATTCATTTGTTACCTCGAAGATACACAAAACAAGGCATCAGTTCTTTATTATGAAAGGGAAATGCGCTATTTACGTAGATGGAATCGAACAAATAGTAGAAGCACCCTACATAGGAATAACCGAAGCGGGAACACAAAGAGTAGTTTATGTATTAGAAGATATGATATGGGCGACTATTCACGCCAATCCCGACAACGAAAACTCGGCACAAATCGAGGAAAGAATTATAGAAAAACACGACAATCCTTTATTGTCATTAGAAATAAAAGAAAGAGTAAGTAACCTTTTAAACGAAAAAAAATGAGTTATGTATCAATAGGTGTTGCTGGAGCATCTGCAATTTCAGGAGTTGTAGGAATGACAAGTGGCGGTAAAGCAAAGAAAAGAGCCGCTAGAGAAGCCGCTAACATAAAAGAAGTTCCATTGACCAATATAGCCGATGAATTAAAAGTTTCGACTTTGGGGGCGAAAACAAGACAACAAGGGCAGTCTGTACTTGAAGCTACCCAAGTAGCATCACTACAAGAAGGCGGAACAAGGGCTATTTTAGGAGGTGTCGGAGCAGTAGAGGCAGGAGGTCAAGCTGTAAACAGAGATATTGCCGCAAACCTTGACGAGCAACAAAAAGGAATAGACCAAATACGAGCCGAAGATAGCGTAAGGATTAGAATGACAAAAGAGCAACGAAACCAAGCGAAACTTGCCGCATTATCTAGCCAATACAACGCAGGAGCAACAGCACAACAACAAGGAATGGGGAATATTATTTCAGGAGCAGGAATGGCAGCGAGTGCTGTGGCAAGTTCTGATTATTATTCGGCAGATAAAAAAGCGGCAAGAGTAAAGGCAAGGGGTTAATAAAAAAATAAAAGCTATGGCTATAGGAGGAAGTGCAGGTTATTTAACCGTTAATCCCACAGAGGATTATGTAGGACAAGCGATAAGAGGCGTTGGAGAACAATTCCAACAAGTTCGTGCGGAAAAATACCAAAGAGAAAAGGACAAATTGATTGCCGAGCAAAACTTGCAAGAACAACGAAGACGTGATTTTAAAGATTCCGAAGAGTTTAGTGCGAAATATCCGTATGCTTCTTTGGGTGATAACGACAAGCAGTTTGTGATGGATTTAAAAAAAACATACGCAGATGCAAAACGTGATGTTGTTAATACAGGAAGCGAAAAAAGCCAAGCATTAGCTGATAAAGCATTGTCAAACCTAAACAGGCTTAACGAGAGTAAAAAAGCGATGAGTATCAAGGCAGAAGAAATGCTAAAAAACGAGAAGGATTACAACCCAACAAGTTTTAATAAAGTAAAAAATTTAGTTGCAAGAGTAAACAAGGATATAGTAACAAGACTTGATAACAATGGAAATGTAGTTAGCGACCTTGTAAAAAGAGATGTTAATGGGGTTGTTATTGGGGTTGAAAAAAAAGACATATCCGATGCTGAATTAAAACAAATGTTTGAGATTGAGCCGAAATTTGATGTTACAGGGGAAAAAGGACTTGTTTCTCAATACATAAAAAGCCTTAACAAGCCTGACGTAACTACCAAAACAGTAGGAAATAAAGATATTACCACTACAAAGTATCAAGGCTCGGAAGCGATGGCTAAAAAAATGGCGCAAGACGCTACAAATAATCATAGTGCGGTTTACGCAGCATTAGAAGATTTAGGATTAGACCCTGAAAACAAAGATTATTATACTGACGAAAAGGTCTTAAAAAAAGTTGCAGGATATTACGAAACCCTACTAAACGAAACTACCAAAGAATCTGTATCTGAAAAACTGAATTTAGATCAGGCTAATTATAACAATAAAGTAAAACAACAAAATATCGATAATGACATATCGACAAAAACGCTAAAAGTAGCGCAAGACAAAGCGAAACAAGACGGGGTTGCTACTGTAGAAACCACAACGAAAGAACTAACAAGCGAAGGTAAAAAATTTGTAGAGAGGTATAAAAAAGCAAATAAAGGAGCGATGCCTTTTGAGAATGAATACCCTCCAAACTCTTATGTTATTAAAAAAACATCTTCAAAAGTCAAAACAAGTAGCGGTAAAACGCAACAAGCACCAACAAAAGCCGAATTAAAAGCAAAAGCGGACGCATTACGAGCAAAATACGCACCAAAAAAATAAGAATTTACTATGGAAGATGAATTAGATGTAATCATACAAAATATGGTATCTGCGGGAGAATCTGAAGATAACATAGCATTAGTAATTAATAGTTATAGTTCAGAAAAAAAAAAGTCCATACCTACTGCAACGCCTCAAAAATTGGCTTCGGGAACTACTACTGGTTCTTCGGGTGGGAACGGATTTCCTAAAACTAACATAAACTCTCCTATTCCTGATTTTAATTCTATGAAATCGGTGAGGCCTGTCGTTTCTAAAAAACCGATTCAAAAACCTACTGTAAAAGAAGATGATTCTTTTTACGAATATCTAAAAGAAAATTTAGACAATGGAATAACAACCGTTTCTAAATCATTTTACGATGCCCCTGGATTATTGTACGATGCTGCCGCTTCAATCACTAATCCTATAATTAAAGGTATTACGGGCTATAAAGGGGAAGGTGCTTCGGCGGATAAACTAGCCAAAGATTTAGGATTTGTAAATATTCCATCTGAAATACTAAAAGAAAAATTAAAAGTTTCCAACGAAAAAATTAACGCTTATGCCGTTAAAAACGGTGGCGATGCGTTAAAAGCTGTTCAAGACGGAAATTATGTAAACGCAGCTAAATTAGTTGCGGGAACTACAATGCAATCTTTACCGATAATGGTAGCTGCTATGGCATCAGGAGGACAAACTTCTGCTTTGGTAGCGATTGGTGCGTCTACGGCATCTACTAAAAACGCACAACTTAAAGAAGAAAATCCTGAAATGGGTTTAGGGACAAGAGTTTTGAATTCTGCTAATGCGGGAATTATCGAGGCTGTTACCGGACATTTATTTACAGGAGCTTCGGGTGCTGTAATGAAACGAATAATTACTGACAAAGGAGTTGAAGCGGGGTCTAAAATTATTGGAAAATCGTTTAAATCAACCATTGAAAAATCCATAGAAAAAAACCCGCTTGTAGGTGCAGTTGGAGAAGTTATTGAGGAATCTGCCGTTGAGTTTGGAAACCAAGTAAACGATATGTCGTCGGGAATTCGAACTGAATTTGATTTTCACTCAATTAAAAACGCAGGGTTATCCGCTACAGGAATGGGCGGATTGCAAACATTAGGAGTTTACGGAGCAAAAGGATATGTAAAAGCAAAAACCTACGCAAAAGTAAAAGCTACAAATAAAGAAGTATTCAAATTAAGAAGCGAAATTGACAACGGTAATTTATCCGATGAAAACAAAGCTATTTTAAGTTTACGTGCTGATAGACTAGAAGCTGAAAACAAGAAATTGCTTGGTACAGAGATAGAAAAAGCAAAAGCACTACCTGCGGAAACTAAAACGGAATTAAATGCCTTAAATCAAGAATTTGAGGAATTAAAAACGAAGTTTGACGATATTGATGATGCTGATGATATTCCTGAAAATTTAAAACCCGCTATGAAGGAAGAAATTCGACTTCAAGCGAGTAAAAACCAAAAGCGAAAAACTGAAATATTAAGCCAAAACGATGGTCTTGAAGTAAACGATGATTTCTCTAAATTTAATGGTGTAGAGCCTGATTTTGATTTAGAAAACGGCAAGATTTCGTCATTACCACTAAAAGAACAAGACAGATTAAACGACCAAGCACTTCAAGAATTAACAGGTGGTGATATGACTGTTAATGTAACTAATGAGCAAGTATCTAAAAAAGCAAACGAAATATACGAAAATGAGCAAAACCCAACAACTCCTACTCCCGAAGCCCAACCACAAGCCGAAGTACAAAAACCGTCCGAAGCCGAGAAGGTAGAAACTCCTATTGTAAAAGATGTAGTGGTGTCTAAAAGTGAAAGCACTAATCCTTCATTTGAGGATATGATTGATTTCAACGTTGAGGGCGGAAAACTTGAGCTAGGTAAAATAAATGGGGCTAAGATTTATTCAGTATTACATTTAAAAGTAGATGAAGATAGAAGAAAACAAGGCATAGCTACTAAGTTATTACAAAGGGCGTTGGAAGAAACTAAAGGCGAATTATCAGGACAGGCATCTAATGATATGTCAGTTGGGCTAAATTACAAATTAGGTATGAGGGCTTTTGATGCTGATGGGAAAGAGTTATCATTAGAAGAAACTAAAAAAGTAAGAGCAGAAAAATCAGGTACTTCAATCAGAATGATATTGCCCGAAAACAAAAGAGGTAGTAATTATACACAATCCCTACCCACCCAAGAAGTATCTCCAGTAGAAGATGTAGTTGCTCCGAGTATTGAAAAACCTTTATCTTCGCAAGAAGAAAATGTTTCTATGCAGGATGACGATCAAAAGTTTACAAAAGAAAATGGGAATACTATTGTAGATGACAAAGGTGGTGCTATGACTGTTTTTCACGGAACAAATCAGGTATTTGATACTTTTGACAAAGAAAAACAAGGAAGTAATACAGGATGGGCAAATACTGAATTTGGTTTTTTCTTTATAGGGGACGAAAATTTAGCAAAAGATTTTGCTTTGGAAAATGGAGGAGGAGAAAATATAATATCCGCTAATATATCTATTAAAAACCCAGTAGATTTAACAACACAAGGTGTTTTTACTAATAAAAAACAAGCCCCTTCATTAGTTGAGATACTAACAGGAGACATAATGTCCGAAGATGACGCATTAGAGTTTTTAAACGAAGAAATTGATTTGGGTAATTATTCTGAATTTAAAGAGGGAATAGAAACACAAAGCGGAAAAGATGTTTTTATTAAAAATGGATTTGACGGAGTGATTTCTGATTTCGGCGACAATAATAAAGAATATGTTGTTTTCGAACCGGAGCAAGTTAAAATTTTAAGCCAAACCGCAAAGAAAAATGAAGCAACACCGGAAACAAATACTCCTACTAATGGAAACGTTCAACTTGGAGCTTCAAATGTGGGAGAAAGTGGAAACGACAAGCCAAAAAGTAATTCAAAAAGTAGTGTACCGAGTTCCGTTGACGGTGGAGAAGTTAAGGGAGATGCTGAAGTAGACTTAAACCTTGATGATGTTTCTAATTTCTTGAACGAGCAGTTTGGGGCGAAAAAACCAGTTGAAGTTAAGGAAACTCCAAAACCTAAAAAAGAAGTTACGCCTAAGCAAGATGAAGCAGAACAAGCTAAAGGGTTTGTTTCTATGGCGGTAAGTAATCTTACAACATCACTAAAAAACTTTCAGGGTCGTGCAAAGGAATATAGCGAACAAACCTATAACCGTATCGTAAACGAAGCGAAAGAGGGTAAATTAAACATTTCATCTATTCCTCCTATTCAAATTTGGAAAAGTCCAGATACAGGAAAATTTGTTATCTTAGCAGGACATAGTAGAACAAAAGCATTTTCAGATTTAGCGGATGGCAAAGCTGAATTTTCAGATAAATACAAAAAATCGGATTTTACCAATGTAAACGCTCAAATTGTAGAGGCAGAAACATTAGAAGAAGCTCAAAAAATAGCAAAAGAAAGTAATCAAGGTGCTGTACAGACAATAGTTGATAACGCTAAATATGTTAAGGAAAGTTTGTTGCCTACTTTTCAAAATTTTAATCAAGCAAAAACAAAATTAAGTGCTTTATACGGGAAGTCTTGGGTTAAAATTTTTGCGCTTGCAAATCTAAACCCAAAAGGCAAGGCAATGCAAATGTTAAACCAATTTCAAGATGCCTTAGAAAGCAAATCTTATAGAGATGCAGAAAGTATCGCGGAATGGACGGGTAAAGCAAGAGCAGATTTTGATAAACTTACTAATGCTCACGAAAACGAAATATTTGAACATTTATTAAAAAACGATAAGATAAAAAGCTATTCTGAACTTAGCATTTTATTAAACAATAGAATTAACGGATTAGTAGAATTCAACGAAAATGAACCTTTAAATTTTGAGCAAAAAGTAGGTCGTGGTTCAAATGAAGCTATTATTGAAAAAGAAGTTCAAGAGTTAAGAAATCGTGATACTCAAATCAAGAAAAAAATTAAAAGTTTACAAGATTTTGGTAAAAACATCAACGAAACTCAAAGAAAAGAAATTAAAGATTTAACTGCCGAATCTATCAAGATAAACACAGTTGATATTCCTAATGCGCAAAAGAAACAAAAACAGGCTAGAGTGGCTGATGCCGAACAATTCGACATATTTTCACAAATTAACGAACAAATAGATAATGGAAACATCACTCCCGAAAAAATCGATGAATTTGTCAACGACGACAGAAAAGCAGCAGAAATTGAGCCTATTGTTGAGGCTATTGAACGTAAAGGAAAAAGCGACAGAAAAGATGAACTCAAGCAAGTTGTCATTGATGTCGAAAATCAAATTGAACGAAAACCAGCCGATAGAGGAAATGATAGAGGACTTCAAAAGTATTCAGGAAAACCTTTAGGACAGCAAGAAAATAAAAGACCTGGTATTGTAGTTCAAGCAGAATCTAAAATGCCGACTACAAAAGACTTTCTATCTGAAAATTATGAAATTGACGAAGTTCAAAAGCAAGGAGTAAACTCGGCGCTGTCTTTGTTTGAATCAGGAGGCAAGTCATTTTTATTAGCTGATGGAACAGGCGTTGGAAAAACAAGACAAATACTTGTTATCGCTAAAGAATATCTTAACAAGTTTGGAGGTAAGGTTTTAATAATAAGTGAAAATACAACCATACTAGAAAAGAATTTTGCTAATGATGCAAAGGCTCTTGGAATAGATATGAATGATTTTGAGTACGGAACTTACAATGATTTACGTACAGAAAAAAAAGGAAAGGGCAGTTATGGTTTAGTTATTTACGATGAAGCTCATAATTTAAAAAACCAAGAATCAGGCAAGGCTATTGCGGCAGGAAACATAAAGTCAACAAACAATATGTATGTTACAGCAACTCCTATGGACACGATAGGTAGTGCGGTATATTTTATATCAGAAGTTTCAGGCGTAACCGAAGAACAAGCGTATAATATGCTTGGTTTAAACGTTAAAAAACAAAAAGACGCAATAACAGGTCAGGAAGTAAAAATAGTAACACTGCAAGAAGGTGTTGCTCCTGCTGACATAAAAAGAAATATTGTCAAAATTCGTGAAGAAATAATATCTAAAGGAGCAATGCTTCGTAGAGAATATCCTTTTTACGGCGAATTTGTAGAAGATAAAATCTCACTTACTGAAGAGCAAGCAAACGAGCAAGATGAAATCGAAAGCAGTTGGGACGATAGAATTGAGTATGAAAGCGTTTCAGATGATGGAAGGGTTAATTTTAGAAAAAAAATGAACCTTTCTGGACAAAAATCAGGAGAATTAAGCAGATGGAGTGAGTCAACTAAAATAAAATACACTTTTGCACAAGTAGTAAAAGAAATAAAAGCAGGAAAAAAAGTAGTTGTAATTGCAGAAGGTGTTAATGAAACTACAATTACAGCTATTGATAAAGTAGTTCCTGGATTTCTTTCTGAACTATCAAAAATGTTAAAAAAAGAAGGCTTTAAAGTAGCCGAAATATTTGGCAAATCAGATAAAGGAGAGGCAAATGATTTGTTTCAAGCTAATGCAGTTGATGTCGTATTAGGAACTGCAAAATCCGCTTCAACAGGAATTGATTTAGATGACCAAAACGGTGATTCTCCGAGAGTTTTATTTATGGTTACTCCTAACTATTCAGGAAATGTTTTTCAACAAATATTAGGGCGTGTTTCACGTAGAAATACAAAATCTCCTGCGCAAATTCGATTATTGTTTAATGAAAGTAATATTGACGCAAGAAGAAAGCAAATTGTAAACGGTAAACTTCAAACGCTAAAAGCTATACAGGAAGGTGTTATTGATGATGAAATAGAAATTGACATACAAGAAGCCCCAATACCAAGTGCTGATGTAAAAATAAATTTAGAAGGTATTACACTAGAGGATATATCTGCAAAAGCATTTGTGGTAAAAGGAGATACCAAGCCTATAAAAGACAATATTAAAGCTATTGGAGGTAGATACAACCCTAAATATGGGTGGATGTTTCCGATAAGCAGAAAAGCGGAAGTTCAGGAAATGTTGAATAAACTTAATGATGTAAACAATCCTATAGTTTCAGAAAGCCAACAACCAAAAGAAAAATCTATTTTAAATTCTGATAAAGATTTACTTGGTAATGAAAAGGAAGACGCAATGACTCCTTTAACTTATGAAGAAAATCCTGATTTTAATGCAGATGATGTTGTTTATATTAAATCTGACAGAGGTGTTGATAAATTTGGAAAGAGAAACCAATACAGCGTTAGAGGTAAGGACGAAAATGGCAAATATGTATTATGGGGTAAAGCCAATGGGTCAAACTTAAATGTTGATTTTAACGAAATAGAAAAAGGAATAAATCAAAAAAAATACCCATTAGCTGGTAGTTTAGACGCTATTGATTATGCTATGGGCGAAAAACTATATAGCGAGTGGGTAAAAGAAGGTAGAATGTCTGCTAGTGACGCTAAAGTAATAATAGAGAGTGCTGGATTTAACGTTCCTTCAGATATTGAAAAACTTGCTACAAAACAAAAAGCCAACGCCGAAGTAGATAGAATTGCTCAAAAGATAAAAGACATATTACCTGGAATAAACGACCCTGATTTAAAAAAGCAAGGAATCTCTCAAGACCAATTAATAGATTTAATTGCAAGTGCTGTTAAGAATTTAGTTTCGGCAGGAATCGACGTAAACGATGCAATAAAACAAGTTGTAGAATCTATAAAAGCGAAGTTTGGAGATATTGATATCGACCCAAAAGCAGTTGAGGAAAGGATTAATCCGAAGAAAGAAGCCGAGAATAATTTTAAATCAAAATCAGGAAAGAAATCTTTATTGGGTAGATTGATTGAAGGTGGGAATCCCGATGTAATCACGAAAGCCGTAAAAGAACTTGGCGAAAACTATGATGTAAGAAACCAACAAGAAGCGAATGATGAAGCAATGGCTTTTATCGATAAAGTTGGGGTTTCGGAAGCATTGAAAGCAATCAAAGATGGCTTAATCACAAACTCCGATGTGAAGATGCTTATTTACGATGAAGCATTAACACGTTTGAAAACCGAGATTTCAGATGAAATTGACAACAATCCCGAAGATAGAGAAGCGTTAATCAAAAAGTTCCAAGAAGTTTCTGATGATTTTGACAATGCTGTTCGTGATGCAGGTCAAGGAATTGCTATCTTGAATTATATTTACAATAAAAACCAAACGCTAAAATACAATCTTAAAAAACAAATTGCTGATTGGAAACGAAATGATCCAAACAATGAAATTCCTGCTGACATAAAAGCGAAGTACGAGGAATTAGACCAAAAACTAAAAGACATTGAAGAAAAAACAAAAGAAGCCGAAGTAAGAGCAAAAAAAGCGGAGGACGAATTGGCTATCAAAAACATTCAGGAAGATGTTGAACGTAAAAATCAAGATGCTAAAAAGAATAAATCAGGATTAACGCCAAATGAACAAACAAGAAAAAAAGTTCTTAAAAATAAATTTTTTGGCACACTAAACGACGTGACTAGATTTGCTACGTTAATTGCTGATCCGGAATTTAGAGAATATTTAGGACTTACTTTCAAAGCGGCTAAAGGCGACTTCTCAAATTTTTCAAATCAAATATTAAAAGAAATAGGTAATGGAGCAAGAAAATATTTACCTGAATTATTTAAAGAAGCGGGAGGGAAAGGCGACGTAAAAGTAACCGACCTACAAAGTATCACCATAAGCGAGGAAGGGAAAATTAAAATCCCTGCACAATTGCTACGTGATTATGTAGAGCAAGGTTACAATGATATTGATGAAATATCCGCACTGATAAAAGACGATATTGCAGACGAATATCCTGATGCAGACGTTAAAGATATTCGTGATGCTTTAACTGGTTACGGAAAGCAAATCAATCCAAATAAAGACGACATCACTGCTCAAGTAAACAAGTTGAAGGAATATGGACGTTTGCTATCTGCTTATGATGATGTTATGAATGGGGAAATGCCTAAGAAAAGCGGATTAGTTCGCCCAAAATCAGAACAAAAAGCAAGGGAATTAAGAAGGAATATCAATAGACTTGCCAAAGAATTGAACTTAGAGCAAGTTGATACTGAAAAACAATGGGCTAATGCAATTGATAAAGTAAAAACTCAACTTAAAAACCAAATAGAGGATTTAGATAAGCAAATTGCGAATGGTGAAAAACGTAAAATTGACCGAACTCCAATAAAACTCGATGAGGAAGCAAGCGCATTAAAAACTATTCGTGATGCTAAAAAACAAATCCTTGATGATCTGGTTGGAAAACCTGAACTTACAGAAGCGCAAAAAATAGCAAGTGCTGAAAAATCATTAGAAACTTATATTGGGAAAATCCAAGACGATATTTATAATGGCGAAATTGAATATAAAGAAAAACCAACTCCTGCTACTTCAAAAAAAATAGAAGCATTAAAAAAGGTAAAACAATCGCTGTTAGAGTCTAAAAAACAATTAAGGAAAGAAGCGGGTTTAATCGAACAACAACGTCTAAAAACAACCAAAACTCGTGTTAAAAACCAAATAGAGGATTTAAAGACAAGATTAGCTAATAATGATTTTGCTAAAAAAGTAGTCACTCCTGTTTTAGCCGATAGTGAGTTGAATACTTTACGTGCCGAGAAAGAAGCTATCTATGAAGAGTACGAAAAAATGAAGTACTTACAAGAATTAAAAAATAGAACTTTTACGGAAAAAATGACCGATGCTTTTTTAGAGGCTGGGGGATTGACGAGAGCAATAAAAGCGTCTTTGGATTTAGGATTGATAGGTATTCAGTTAAGAGGATTTACTTATAGCGAGTTATGGAGAAACCCAAAAGAGCTTGGTCGAAAATTTGTTAAATTATTCGGGGCTATTGGTTCGCAAGAAAAAACTAATAAAGCTACTGCAAAAATAATCGGACATCCGCTACATTCATTATCTAAAAAATTAGATATAGGAATGACACATCCTGATTTAAGAAACGAAGTTCGTGAAGAAATGGCTTCTGGAAGTATGTTGCATTTTATATGGAATTTACCAGTGCGACTTATTGATAATTTTGGCGGCCAAAAATTCACCCAAGCAAAAAAGACTTCAGTTGGTGATGCTTTTATTAATTCTGCTAAAACTCAATATAATAAATTATTCGAAAACTATAAATTAGATATTAAGCAAAAAGAAAAATTCACCGTAGCGGAGCAATGGAGAAACGTAAATGCTTTTGAGGCTGTAGAAAGAGGCTTAACTGTTTATGGAAATCAACTCCGTTTTGAGGAATTTGTACGTGGTGTAGAGCGATTGAAAGCCGAAGGTAAAGATGAAATTAACCATTTGGAAGATTACAAATTACTAGCAAGTTACATTCGAACATTTTCCGGAAGAGCGAAACCAGCAGGATTTGAATTAAACCAAAAAGGATTGAATTTATTTTTCTTCTCGTTTAAAAATGCCGCATCTGTTATACAGCAACTAAACCCAGTGTATTACATGAAACAACACGTAGGTTCAACGGATTTTAAAAACGGAAGTTATTTTAAACCTACCGTAGCAAATAAAATGGCTATGGCTACAATGTTTAAATCTGTAGTTTCAACATCTGCTACAATGTTGTTTTTAATGGCCGCTTACAATGCGGGAAAAGACGACGACGAAGAGGAAATGACAGTTGAGAAAGACCCAAGAAGTTCTGATTTTGGAAAACTAAAAATAGGCACGTTTAGATACGATCCGTGGGGTGGATATATTCCATTGATAACTTTATACGCAAGATTACTTACTGAAGAAACTAAAAACTCCGACGGTAAAGTGCTTAAATTAGGGGAAGATAGAAACGGAATACAAAACCGTGGCGATGCAATGGTTCGATTTATTGTGAATAAAGAATCTCCAGGCTTCCGAATGGTTCATCAATATTTAGCTTCTAAAATTGAAGAAAATAAAGCTACAGGAGAAAAATCGAGGCAAAATGATTTTGGAGAAAATCTATTAGAGAGTGACGCTTATTCTTTTTACCCTATATTTATGGGTTCCGTAAAAGACGCTAAAGAAAAAGATTTTAAAGGGGTGCAAGCGTTTTTAACTGCTTATTCTGTGTTGGGATTAGGAAACGTTCAGGATTATGAAAAATCTAAAATGTCAAAAGAAAACATAGAAAAAACAATGCAAGAGCGACTAAATCCTACAAGAAAAACAAGCGAAGAAAGAAGGGAGTCTGAAAGAAAAAAAATAGAAAAAGAAAGAGAACTAAGAAACAAAGCAAGGGAAGAAGGAATACGATACGTTCCTCCTAGACGATAAAACAAAAGCCTCTACAATTAAGTAGGGGCTTTTTATTTTTCGTAGTTTACGGAATTCGCTATTTTTAAAAACTCCTCTACTTTATCATCAGGGATTGTCCCTACATTTATTTGAAATCCGAAAGGTCTTAATTCCTTCCATTGAATTTCGGGAACGCCACGAAGAAACTTTCGAAGATTTACTTGTCGTTCTTTGAGTTCGGGAGTGTAGGGTATTTTTGGGATTGGTTTCATAATCTATATAATACTTTAAACTGTTCACTGATTCTTATGTTTCTACCACCATATCTCGTATTCAAATCTACACGGTCTAAAACACCTGTATTTAATTCGACTGACCAATGGTAGTTAATTTTATATCTAACTCCGATGTTTCCGCCTAATAAAGCAATATGAGAGCTTACGTTTTGCCATTCTTGACCCCAACGACCTATCAAAGAGGTTTCATAAGATGGAATTACCGTTAGATTTTCTGTTATAGGTAAATGAACCCCAACCGAAAAGAAATAGCGATTAAAACGTATTCTATTAAAAGCCTCATAACTGATTGTGCTTTCTATAACGGTCTTGTGATTCGGTACGCTTCCTATCATACCAAATTGAAATATACCGTCAAAAGAGGGTTTATTGTTGGTAGGGTCGCTACCTAAAACAGAATTTTTAATATCGGTGCTTACTGAAAAATAAACGTTTTGAGCCGAGCATATTCCCGACATCAGGAAAATGGTAATAAGTAGCTTTTTCATAATTATGTTTTTAAGATTTCTGCGATAATTCTAACATCCCGACTTTGTAAAGTAGGTTTTTGGCGTAAGTAATCTATTCCGTATCGAACTCCCTGACGATAATTTTCATAAAACCTATCGAATGTTTTGAGTTTGAAATACAAGTTTTGAAACACTTTGTTTTCGATAGATTTGAAGGTAACTGTGTTTTGTACTGCTTCTTTAAAATCTACCTCGCTTAATTGGGTGTGTTGTGTCATTTTTTGTTTTTTAGTTGTAAAGTCCTATTTTTTGGTTAAATTCTTTTCTTAGTGATATTCTTTCTTCGGGGGTAAACTTTCGGTCTTGAAGTTTTAGCCATTTGAGAATCCCTCGTGCTATTGGTATTTTTTCTTTTACATCAGCAACGGATGGTTTTATAGGTTTTATTTGTTGTAAACTATTCATATAATCTAAATAATCTTTCCCAAAAGTGGCTACAATTCCATTTTGATAACGAATTGTGTCTCCTGATTTCCAACTATTAGAATGTTCCGATTGAAGCCATATATTTTCTAAATGAAACCTTAGTGTGTCGTTTGCTCCAACTCCGATGTAATGTCCTGCGTTCATCTTACCATTGGTTGTATTTGTAGCTATACAAGGATAGCCTTTGTCTATTTCACGAATAACAGAATTAATTTCAGTTTGAAATTCTTTCTTCCAATCTGAAAGTGTTTTTAGCTTTTCTTTTAAAACTTGCTTTTCGTGTGCAGATTCCTTTTTGGCTTTTTTTACATTAGCTTCCTTTTGTTTTGTAACTACCGAAACTGCATATTTTACTTTACAATCTACTTTGTCGCAGTACTTTTGAAGGAATATCTTTGGCTCGAACTTCTCTCGGCAGTTTAGACATCTAGGCATTTGGCTTGGTTTTATTGGTTATTCCAAAAATATTTTTGCGGGTATTTTTTAATATCTCCACCGCTTTTTCATAGGTAGTAGCGGTTATATTCACTTCGTCGAAATCTTTTTCGTCGCCACCTCTGTATCTATACCAAAACTCTATTGTAAATTCCTTTTCGTTTGAAATTGACTGTTTCAATTTTTTAAGAGGTATTTTATAGGTTTTATGTGTTTATGACTTGCTACTAACTCTAATGCTCTATTTCTTGAGTCTTTTGGTTCGTCAAAAATTGGTTTACAAAGTTCTGGCGGGTTTCGTTTTTTGTTGCTCATGTCTTTTGTTTCTGTGGGTTGAAAGTTTAGTTTTGAATGTTTATGCTCTATTGTAGAATCTATTTGTCTTTTTTGAACGGGATATGGCATCATATCTATTGATTCAATTATTTGAGATAATCTTGCTATTTCTTTAGATATTTTTATAGACTTTGCTCGTGTGGTTGTTTTTTGGTAATCTATGTAACTTGATATTTGAGCATCGAGTTTGTTTTTTAGATTTAAATGGTTCATGTTTTAATTTTTAAGCCTTTTAAATAATTATTCAAAATGGAGTTTATGTGAGATTCTTTCACACCAAATATTCTCGATATTTGAGGGGATGAATTATTTTCATTCGTCCTCCAATACGAAATTATAGCCTCGTACTTTTCGTGTTTTTTTGGAACGCTCCTCGAACCTTTATAATTTTTTAACTCTTCAAATTGCTCTGTCGTAAAATACAATTTTCGCTTTATTAGAGTTGGAATTATTCCTGCCGTACCATATTTATATCGTAATCCATTTACCGTAAGCCCTAATTCATTAGCTACCCAATTTGTTCCTTTTAAATCCTCACTCATAGTTTATATTTTATTTACGGAAGGACTTTCCTTTGAACTCAATGATGTTAAACATTTCGAATAATCTGTCGTAAACTCTCCCTCCGTATTTCTCCCCAAATTCCTCTAACGCTACTTCTACATTTCCTTCAAATCCTTCTTTGTAATTGCAGGTTATGTAGGTTTTTAAATTGTTGTTGTATCGGGTTTCGAGAATATCCTTAAAGATGTTTACCTTTCCGTAATTTGAAGCGATGCGTTCTGTTTTTAAATCATCGAAGTATCTTGACCCAAGGTTCATTTTACGGTCAAAATCTTTCTTTAGATTTTCGTCGTTACACTTTTCGAACATACCTACCACTTCGTTTGCCGTGTAGCCTTTAAAAGTTCTGTTTTTGATGTTTCTAAAAATTCTTTCGAAAACTCTCATTGTAGCTGTTTTACCATTTCCAAAAGTCCCTACAATTAAAAGTCCTTTATCGAAACTTGGAGTTGATAAATTGGTTAGATTTTCGCATTCGAAAAACCTTTCGTCTCTTGAAAAATAATATAGCAATGGGAGGATGTTATTTGTAGTAAACTCGTTTTTTACGAACTCTTTTTTATTTAAGCCGACAAAAACAGTTTTAAATACGCTTCCTAAAAGCAATGCGCTTGTTTTAAAAGGTTTTTCTTCTTTTGTCGACAACATATTACTTACGTATTTTTTATGAGCTTCTGACTGCTCTTTTGAAGGCTCGTGAAGTTTCTCGTAATCTGAAACTTGTGTTTTCTCTAAATCCGTCAAAGAATTAAAAGAAAGGCTTTTAAGGTTTTGATATTTATTATACCCAATCCCGATGAGTGGCTCATCGATTTTTTGCGAAAGTTGTTTTAGTATTTCCATTTTTTTGTTTGTTTACTGGAACCCAGTTTTTAAAATGTTTTGCGAATTCGTTTAAGTTGGGGTGAAATTTTTGTTCATCGAATAAATGCTTTTCAAAAATTCCCAATTTTAATTCAACTTCAGCGATTGAGATTTTAAATTCAGATGAAATTGAATTTTTCCAATTTTCGTTTTTTAATAAAGTTTCTTTAAAAGAAGAATTATTATCTAAAGGAATTATAATTTCATTTTCATTTTCTAATTGCTTAAGCATAGCTTTAAGCATAGCTTCGATGTTGACGTCGTTTTTTAAGTCCTTTTCTACTATTTCTTTATGAATAATTTCATTACTTTTTTTGCTGTAAAAAGTTTTGATTTTATCATATTTTTCAGGCGTTAACAATGCTTTTGCCTTTTTCCAAAACTGCCCTACAGTTCCGTTGATTGACTGCTTACTTGTAAAGGTTTTTCTCTCTTCGATAACTTGTGCTAATTTTTCGTTATGCCATCCGTCATCGCTTTTTATGAACTTGGCTTCAAGGGTAGCTATAAGCATAGCTTCATTTATTCCGCTACAGTACATTAATACCCTTTTCAAGTCCAACGGAATCGTACCAATCTGATGCTGATAAATCAAAAGGTCTATGTAGCAAGCTCGTTCTTCCGGAAGCATAGTTCTTGTTCCGCTATAAAAATCATTAGAGTAAAACAAGAATGCGGGGTCTTTACTCATAGTTTTTAATTATTTCCATTTAGCGTGATAGTTTTGTAGTAATCACGTGCCATTTTTACTTTTTCAGACATCAACTTCATTTTTTCTTTATCCCGTTGGAAAATAAAAGTTTTGACTCTTTCTTCCTTGGTAAATCTGTCGCCGACGGAGTACACAAGATTTCTTTCGATTTGAGCATAAATTGGTTCCATCATTGTTTCAAGTTCTGCTTCTTCCTCGGTGGTCATTGTATTGGAATAATACTTTCTCCAAGCGAATTCTTTTTCTTTTTGTAGTAAATGGTCGGGGCAATCTACTAGGCAGTATCGTAGTTGAAATTCGTCAGCATCCCATAATTCCATATAAATTCTACCTTGCCATTCGTAGTCTAATGATGGTTTTGAAGTCATAAAAGTTTCGGCATCCCAAGAACATTTTACATCGTGAACAATTCTCTTTCCGCCAACTTCTTTTACTACATCACATTCTCCGCTATGGTCTTTATTTTCTTTTCTTTCGTCGTTTTTAGAATACATAATTCCATCTACATCGGAAATCAAGGTAATTGCATCTTCTTCGTTAAAAGTACCTTTATCTAGATATTTTGACTTAATATCCTTTACGATTCCTTTTTCGTTTTTCAGCCAAACTTTCCGAACAAATGCTTTGGCCGTATCTGATAATTCAGGTGGAGCATCACGTTTAGCGATTAGTTCTGCAAGTTCTTCGGGTTTCTTTGTTCCTTCGAATTTTACTTTATTTCCGTTTACATTAAGTCCGGTAAGTTTCTCTTGTAATAACTCTTGAATTCTAGCCAGTTGAGTTTCGGTTATTCCTGTTCCTTGCTTGGTTGTCATTAAAGCTCCTGAACCGGAACTTCTAAATAATATTTCTTCTGTTGGGGTCATACTTCTGGGATTTGAATGTTTTCTAAATAAGTTTTGATTCTTGGGTAGGCTTTGACTTGTTTCTTTTCGATTACGGATTTTACGTCGTCGTAGTCGTTGGCAGGAATGAAATCTTCTTTTTGTTCGAAAAGTGCAACAAGCTCATTATGTTCTGCCTCTTTATCAAGATTCTTATCAACTCCAAATCCCATCACTTCTTTTCGATTTAAATCCCTGCCAAATAGTTTTCCGAAGTGGTCACAAGCATCTTTTATCGCATATGATTTAGCCATAGGCAAAGCCATCATTACTGCATTGTTATTTATACTCGCTAAATCTGCTGGACTTGCTCCTTTTGCTGTTTGAATTTGAGCAGAACCAACTCCATCGTGATAACTCCATTCCCCACTAACAGGATTTAGATAATGAAGTCTTATCGTTACGTAAACAGAATTGAATAATTGACCTTCACGCATTACTTCTACACGAAATTCTTTGAAAATTCTTTGAAGTAGAGTTTCTAAAATCCCAATAGGAATGTATTTTGAATTCCCTGCAAATTTGTTTTCTAAAATCCATTTCGGCTCTGGTGCCTGATTCATCAAAAGATTAAATTGGTCGTGCTTAAACAAAGTAGCTATGTCGGTTGCTTTGTATAAATCGGCTAAAACTGGAAGTTCTTTTTTTGGTATTGTTGCTATTTCTCCTGACATAGTTTTAGTTTATTATTGTTATGTTTTCGCATCGTTTCCACGAAATTTCTTCTTCACTTTCAGCACCTTCAATCATCTCATAAATACCTATTAATCTTTCTTCAAAATCAACAGTAGCAATACCATATTCTTTATCATCGTAAAGGCATTTCATTTGCCCTGTAAATCCTGTTTTATCAAATTGGTCTAAAGTCATAATTAAAGTTTTGTTGGAGGGTTATAGATTATTCGATTACAAATATTTGCTGTCGGTAAATTAGATTGTGATTTTTTCATTGTGGTGTTTTAAATGAGTTATTATAATAGTTTTGAAGTCTTGCTTTTATATTTCTGTCGATTTCAACTCGCTTGGTGTAATGCTCGAAAATCCCTCCAAATTCATTTTTTCTTGACATAGAGATTGATTTTTCATTACTCCAAATCCTATTGGTTAAATGGTCGATAGCTTCTAATATTCTTATTGCCTTTTCGTGTTTTTCTATCTTGGTCATACTTTGATTTAACTTTTATTGATTTTATTATAAACTCCCAAGGCAAAATCTATTTGGTCTAAAGGGAGCGAATGTCTTTTATACCAGATAGCGTTACCGTGTTTATTCTCTCCTTTTTCTCTAGTAGTTAGTAGTGGGATTAGGTGTTTCTTGTTTAGTTCAGAAACTCTAGTTCTGAACCCTTCCATCCATGAAAACTCTTTCATAGAAACGGAACCTTTTTTAATTAATTCAAAAAGAACTTCTGCCCGTGTGTTGTTGGGTGTTGATAAAATCATAGTTAAAAGTTTTAAGGTTATTTTCGTTGTTTTCTTGCGCGATACTCATTCATTCTAATAGTCATTTGTTCTACTGCCGTGAGTTTTTTTGGTTTAGGAGGATTTGGCATCATAATTACATTGTCTTTAGTTTGAGCTAAGATTGATTCTAGCAATAAAACCCCTTCTTCGGATATGTTAATTGTGTAATTCATAATTAGTTGAGCAACCAGTTTTGTCCGTACAAATGATCGCAGTTAATCAGTGAGCAATACGTTTCGTCTCCATCGTCTGCGATGATTACAAAGAATTGTTTCTTTACTATTCTCGTTACTTCATACCGCTTGTTTGGGGTTAAATAATCGCAGTTACTAATTGGAGCAGTGACGAAATTTCCTTTTTTTACAATAGTTTTCATAAGTTGTTATTTTTTTTAGAGGTTGATTAAAAATATTATTGTTTGGGTCAATAAACCCTTTAGCTTCTATTGTGTTTTCTTCAAAATCTAAAATATTATTCAAAAGGAAAAAGTTGAATCTTCGTAAAATTTCGGAGGTTGAAGTCATTAAAACGGCTTGGTTTTTAAGTTTTTAAAGAATTTACTTTACAATAAATTGTTTAATTTTTTTTCGGCTAACTTATAATCTGCCTGAATTAAAGGAGCTATATCAGAGTCACTATGCCCTTTTACACATACTCTAGCATATTGCTCGGTAATATTGTACTTATTAGCTAACTGTTTTAAAATAACTGCATTTGCAGAACTCCTAATTTTTTTCTTATCTTTACTCATTAAGTATGTTTGTTTCGTTATACGAGGCAAATATACGAGGTTTTTACATTTATACTAATAATTATACAAGATTTTTCAATAATAATATAAAGTTTTTTGCAAGTGACTGAAAATAAAGAACATATAAATTATAAAAAATTACATTATTTGATTAATGTTTTAGGCTTAGAGTTCCCTGTGGCTGAACTTTCGAGAAAAACAGCTTATTCGGATGCTACAATCAGTCCATATGTAAGTGGGAAAGTAAAACCTTCTACTAGATTTTTACAAAAAATATGCGAGGTGTATAATGTTAATTTAGATGGTTTTGAAAATCAATATTTACAGCCTGAGTCTTTACATATAGCCTCTGGACCTGAAGAAAAATATGGGTTGGAAAAAGAGAATTTAGATTTGAAGAAAGAGATAAAATTTAAAGACGAACAAATTGTGTTTTATAAAGACAAAATTGAATTTTTGGAAAATAAAATATATGACCTTGAATTAGGAAATCAAAAAAAACAAAACGGCACAAATTAAACGTGGTATGGGTTAGCCAATTAAAATTAACATTATAAAAAAATAAATATGGAATCAACTAAAATAGACGTTAAAGCGATAAGGAAAGAGCTTGAATTGAACCAAGAGCAATTTGCTTTGAAAATTGGAGTTGACCGCAGGACTGTAATTAATTATGAAAAAGGTTCTGTTATACCTGAATCACGCATAAAGTATTTTACACTGCTATTAAAAGAAAAAAGGAATCAAAATAACGTTCCGGTCGAAAGTAATCACTCTAAGGAACATTCCGCAAACGATGAAATAAAAGCTTTAAAAGAGCATATTGTTACGCTAAAAGAATTTCTTGAAACATATAAATCTGAAAACAAATTACTGAAAGAAAAGGTAGCTTTATTAGAGGTAAATGTCGGGGGGTAGAAATATACTTTCGCTATTATTTTTACACAATTTTTACACAAAACAACTAAAAAACATATAACTTGTATAACAAAGTAGTCTTGAATTTAAAGGGATTAAAAAAAAAAAATGACCTTAAGCGTTTCCCTCTTTCTCCGCCAAGAATCGGGAAGCTACTAAAATCAGTACTTCCCGATTTTTTTTGACTTGTTTTTACACAATTTTTACACAAATGAGTGCCAAATTCACAAAACCTAAAACAAACAAGACGTCTAAGTATTGGTATGTGCATTATCGATATGAAGGAAAACAGTTTAGAGAAACATACGGACTAAATAAAATAAAAGATTTAAAAATTCGTGAGTTAGAGTACAATATTCTTTGCAAAACTATATTACTAGACTTGAGTAATGGGTGGAATCCAAACTTACCAAAAAATACACAGCTACAATCTGATATGTTTATAGTGGAATCGCTTCGATTTGCTTTAGAAAAGAAAAAAGAAAATATTTCCAAAAAAACACATTCAGGATATGATGGCACTATAAATTTCATAGAAAATGCTGTTGCAAAAGCTCAACTGCAATATTTGAAAATTAAAGACATTAAGCGATTTCATATTAAAATGATAATGGAAAACGCAAAGCAAATGAATGAGTGGACTAACAAGTCTTACAACAAACATCTAAACCATTTAAAGGCTATTTTAAGCGAATTAGTGCAATGGGATATAATTGAGAACAACCCCGCATTTAATGTTAGAAATTTAACCGTAGAAGAAAGTATCGCTCACATTCCGCCGACGGATCAAGAAATGAATATCATTAAAACTGAATTAAAAAAGAATCACCATAACTTTTATAATTATATTTCAGTTATTTTTCACTTAGGCATCAGACCGGAAGAAATATTAAAAATTAGACTATCTATGGTCGATATGGATAAAAACATAATTACCCTACCTCCAAATATCACAAAAAATCGTAAAAAATATCGAATATTACCAATAAACAAGCATTTAAAAAAGGATTTAGAAAGTATGAATTTTACAGAATTACCAAAAGATTATTTTCTATTTGGGAGCTTTAAAGAATCGGGATTAGGTAATCGAGGAAATAATCAATTGCTACCTGATTTTATTCCTGGAATAACCCATACAAACCGAGACACAGCCACAAGAAGATGGGAGTCAATCGTAAAAATAGGCTTAAAAATAGACTGCACAATGTATTCAATGAAAAAATATGGAGCAAATAAAAAAGCCTCTGCGGGAATAAGTACAGAGGCAATACAAGGAATTTTTGGACATTCTGAAAGAGAAACTACCTTAATCTACCTTACTAATCAAGACGAAATAAATCGTAAAGAAGTTATGGATAACTCACCTGATTTTTAAATATTAATAGCCCCAAGAGGAGACTGTATTCTACTTATTAAATTATGAGAAATGTGCGTATAAACCAAAGTAGTTTTTACATTTGAATGTCCTGCAAGTTTCTGGATTAGATTAATATCAGTTCCATTTTCTACCATGTGAGTAAAACAATTATGGCGCATTAAATGCGTATAAACTCGTTTGTTAATGTTAGCTTTTTCTGCTAATTGTTTCATAACTTGGTTTACGCTTGTGGCGGAATACTGGTCTGAAAACTGACCTCCTAAAACATAAGTTTTGGTTTTGTATTCAAAGAAATATTTTTCTAATAAAGGAATCAACGACGTATCAAGCATGACCTGACGGTCTTTATTTCCTTTTCCTGCGATAATATTTATAATCATTCGGCTACGGTCAACGTGCGACCATTTTAGATTTATGAGTTCTGAAACTCTTAAACCGCAAGAGTAAAGCAAACTTAAAATTACTTTGTGTTTTATGTTTTCACATACCGAAAACATTTTTTGAACTTCTTCAACGCTTAAAACTATTGGGAGTTTCTTTTCGCTTTTTGGATATGGAATTTTTTGGATTTTAGATGGCATTCCAACCGTGATTTTATAGAATGAATTTAAAGCGCAAAGCCTATGTTTTCTACTATTGATTGTCACCGCTTCCAATAACCATAATTTAATTTTTTCATTGTCGATTGACTTTGGTTCTACCTCATTTTTAAAGTAATTTAAAAAACACCAAACTTGCGATTTGTAGTTTTTTTGTGTAGCTTCTGATTCATAAACTAATTGAATATCTATCGAATACTTATCGTACCATTTTCGAATGTCCATATTGTTAAGTGTTTATTTTATTGATGTTTTACATATAAAAATACATATAGTAGTTATAAGGCATTGCTAAACAAGTCATCCATAAGAACTTTTTTCAGTAAAGCGTGGTGTAGGTTCGCAATCTTCATTTAGCAAACTTTTGAAAATATGTGCTATAACATCAACTGTCCATCCATTGCCTAACATTCTATATCGTTGCGTATCGGAAACTCCTTGAGTATAATTATCTTTCACCCCTTGCAATCTTTCGCATTCTATTGGAGTTAATCGTCTTACATTTGTTTTTCCTTCGGGTGCAATTCCTGTAATATAATTATCAGTATCGGCTCGGTGCATCTTATGCATTGTCGCTGTCAATGGTCTTGCTATTCTTAAATCAATTTCCATTTTACCACTTTGCCATCCTTTAGTTCCAGGAGATATAATGCAATCATACATTTTTTGAGTAATGTAATATTTATCATCAACATCTTTTTCAAGCAAATCTTGCATTGTCAATATCATTTCATTTTTAGGTAATTCAAAAGGAATATTTGTCCAATAAACACGATTTCTGTTTTGAGGTAAAACTAATTTAGAATTAAATTTTATTCCTTTTACCCCTAATTCTCTATCAATTATTTCAATATCTGATTTTTTTGCAGAACCTACATTTTCAAGTAGAAAAAACTTCGGATTCAATTCATTCAATAATCTAACATATTCCCAAAACAAACTACTTTTTTTACCTTCCAATCCTTTTTGTTCAGTCCAAACATTTGAACTACTTAAATCTTGACAAGGACTTCCTCCCATCATTAAAAATGTTTTTGGTAAATCCTCTCCTTTTACATCTAAAACACTTCCAATTTGTTTAGTGTTTGGAAAGTTTTTTTGAGTGACTTCTTTTGCGTATTTATCGATTTCACTTGCAAAATAATTATCGTATTTAAAACCAATATCATTTAGTGCAATTTGTCCGCAACTCATTCCATCGAATAAAGCAACTATATTTTTTTGTTCAGTATTCATAAAAACTTTTGTTTTTAATGACCCACAACGCCTTATAACAATTGCTATAAAACAGTTGGGTATTGTGATTAATTTAAACATTTGGACTATCCGAATGTTTTGGTCTTGGCTTGAAGTTTAGGGAATTTATAACCCAACCGTCTTATAGCAAAAACGTTAGTGTTCAGTTAAACAACATCACGGTAACTAAACCTTCTCTATAATCTGAACTTCTAATTACACCATCAATTGAAGCAATATCTTCTTTATCTAAGTTGTGCCATTTTTCAGGTAAATTATAGTAATCCTTTTTCACTGCAATATTGTTGCTTTTAGTAACCGCTAAAGAACCTGAATGATAATTTCTATCGTCTAGAAATTTCAATGCTTGATAATACGCATCAAAGGGTCTATCTTCTTTTTTTGTGAAATTTTGCTGTACAAGAATTTTTCTTCCTAAATAATAATATTCGGAATCGTTATTTGAATCCGTAACCGAAACACTAACACACGATTGTAGTGATTGGGTATCGTCTTGAACTTTTACATTGTTTTCCATCTTTCAGTTTTGTTTTAAATTTAATTATTAGTTTTTGTTTTATCCCAACCACGACAATCTTTTCCGTTAGCGGTAATTTAAGACAGAGAACGTGCCAACCTTTGCCTTCTCACCGAAAATAATAATACACATCGGCAACCAAAGTCCACGTTCTTCATCATTAAAATTTACTTCTCCATTGATAAAACGAATTTCTGCTTTTACACAAACTTCCGCCCACCATTTTGTATTGCTTCTCACAGGTATTAAACAAACTTTCGTTCCCCCAAACCTTTCAGCATCATTACACGCTTTTTTTACCCACTTATTCAAATCTCTGCTAAATGGTGGGTTCATCCAACAATTACCTTCCCAATTCATAGCAAGTGAATTATCTTCCTTTGTCCAATAATCGGGCAGTTTGTGATTTAATGCACTTGCACAAACATCTCTTGTCAAGCCAAATTCGTTTATCAATGGCTGTACTATTTTCAACGGAGTGCTATACTCAACGCTGTTACTTTCTCCTACTACTTGTGTTCCCATATTTTAAATTTTAATTCCATTAATAAACTACCGCTAACAAGTGCTTTATGCAAGTTTGCCATCAACGGTGGTGCTAAATTTCAAGTGTCTGCAAGGCAAACCTGACATAAAGCACCGTCCGTTGTAGGTAAGTTTACTCAACTTTGTAGCCAAAGTTACGCAGGATAATTTTCGTCTAATTCTTTCTTAATCTGATTAAGATGTTTAATTAGTTGATCTAAATCTGATTTGTCTTTTAGTTGCAAAATAACGCTATCCTCTAAATGGATTAATAAGCATTTTTGGTAAACATCTCCATCGCTATCGTGAAGATTAATTGAAAAACTTGCTCTCATAATTCGTGTGATGTAAAAAACCTACCTACAACAATATATTGTACTTATGGCAAGTTTCGGGTTAAATTTAAATTCCTGTTTTTATCTTTTTATTCTGTTTTAAACTGAAATACTAGGCTTTTTTATTTGCCACAAGTACAATAATGAACGTTACCTGCAAGTGCTACACTCGTTCTTCGATTAAACATTTTCGTTAGAAAAATTATTAAAAATTTCCTCCCCTTTAAAAGAAGAAAAAATATGAGTAATCGTATCTACATTCCATCCATTACCCAATACTTTAGCGGCTTTGGTATTGTTTATATTACCAACATATCCAACAGGTACAGTTTGTAGTTTCTCCATTTCATTTGTAGTCATTACTCTGTAAGGGTAGTTATTTTGCCCTACATCCTTATATCTTCCTTTGGGTAATGGAGATAAAAGGTTGTTTAAATTTACTGTAACTAAACACATACTTTTACCAATTCCATTTACTTCAAGGCAAAGTGATTTTCTATGTCCTTCGGTTGTTATTGGTCTTGTTCTTTTGGCTGCTGAATGTATGTAGTCATCTTCTACAATGTCTTCAAGCATAATTCCTTTGTCGGTATATGGTAGTATTTCAAAGTTACACCAATAATATCTCACTCTATTTTGTGCTGAAAAATTACGAGAATTAATTTCTACATAATTTACACTCAAATATTCAGTAATTACATTACACCACTCCTCTTTCATTTTTACATTTTCCAACATAAATTTCAAATTCGGATTGACTGCTTTTATGCGGTTCAATATGTTTGAAAATTCAAAAAACAACTTACTTCTTGGGTCATCAAAATTCAATCCTTTACCACTTGAAGAAAATCCCTGACAAGGGCTTCCACCAATAAGTAAATCAATTTTACTCCAATCAATATCCCATTCTTTCCAATTTTCAACACTACCAAGTCTTTTAATGTTTGGGTAGTTATTATTACTTATTGATATTGCTTGTTTGTCAATTTCAGATGAATAGTAATTTTCAACCTCAAAACCTGCTCTTTCCAAAGCAATCATTCCGCAACTAATACCATCAAATAATGATAATACGTTTATTTTTTCTTTTTTGCCTACGCTCATTTTTAATAATTTTTTGTTTAGTATTTCAATTTAAGTTCCTCTTTAATTAACCGCACCAGCAGGTAACACGTGCTATAAGCAAGTTTGCCAATAACATTTGTGCTAAATTTGAACATTTCTGCAAGGCAAACCTGCTCATAGCACCATACGTTATAAGCAATGTTACACAACATCGTGGATTGAAACTGCCAATCCCTCTGAAATTAATCCAAAGAAGTCATAATGATTTCTAAACATAAATTCAACACATTCATAGGGTAAACTTGATAAAACTATATTCTCAATAATTTCATCAACTCCGTTTTCTTCGCAAAAAAGATTTATAATTTCTTCGTTCGCTTTTCCGTTTCTTTTTCCATCGTATTTTTCAAATTCTTCAATTACTAATAATGATAAATCTGAAATAGGTTTTAAAATCGGTCTGCAATCTCGAATATCTCCATAAGCGTAACTATTTCCGTTTTCTATAAAATAAGTTTCGTTTTTTAAACCAATTATTTTGTTTGTTTCATCAAAAGGGTTTAATGCTTCAATTTTGTAAGGCAAATAAGGTGCTAAAAACACTGCTTGTAACAGTGGTTTTGACTTATTGCCGTTTTCGGCTTCATTTAATGTTGGTTTTGTACTTTCCATTTTCTGTTTTTAATTTAAAATTTAGGTCTTATTTTTTCGGCAACAAGACAAAGCCACGATACGTTATGCAGGATTGCTACCTTTCGTGCATTAAAGTACCACAATGCATACACGCCCATTTTTTTACAAACATATTTTCTTGTACTATGTCGTGATTTGTTTCCTGAAATTCGTGCAACCCTTTTTTGCATTTATTTAACCTTGACTTACTTGGCGTTGGTTTTTCGTTTAGAAAAGCATAAGGATTTTTATACTCAATTACTTCTTCAAAAGCATCTTGATACACGCTATGTTTTTGTTCTAAAACACTTTTAATAGCGGCAGTTAATGTTGTTTTACCGCGGTCAACGTGTCCGATAATTGCAATTGTTTCCATAATAATATTTTGTTTTAACCATCCACAACCCCGCATAACAGCAGTTACACGACAGTTGGGGCTTGGTTATTAATTCCATTTTTTGTTCTTGTTTTTAAGTTCTGTTCCAACTCCGAAAGTCTAGGCTTTTCTTGCCCCAACCGCTCGTGTAGCTGCATAACGTTAGGCAAAAGGCGCGAACACCTTTTGCCTAACAGGCGCGCCCTTCGCCTAACTCACGCTTTGAGCAAGCTCCAAAGCCTGCGCAAAGCGCGCGCCTGTTAGCAGTAATATTACAAACCACTCGATAATTCATCAAATTTATCTTTGGAAATTATAATTTCTTGTCTTAAAGCCCCACTCGAAAGAAGTTCAGTAAGTTTTTCTTGTGTTTTATCTTGCATTACTACAACTTGTTCAAGCATTTTGTAAATATCTCCACCTCGTAATAAGTGTTCTATGCAATTTGCAAAAACCGCATTATTTTGGTACAATTCTAATCCATTATCAAATTTAGAAATCAGTGCATTAATACTACTGCTAACACTCGTTTGGCTCAATGCCTTATTTTCGTTTTTATCGTTTTTCATAACGTTTTATTTTTAATTAGATAATTTAGTTTTCATAACTCGGCACTAAGCCAAGCGAGATAACGTTAGCAATAATGCAACTCCTGTTTCAACTGTTTCAAATGCCATAATTTAGTTTTTATAATAAAAATTTATTTATCTCGTCTATATGAATTCTCGGTGAACGCCCAACGGTAATTTTTTTAATCTGTCCGGAGTTTATCAATATGTAGATATTTGCCCTACTTATTCCTATCTTTTTAGCTGCTCCAGATATAGAGAATGTTATTGGTTCTGTTTTTAGAGATAATTGAGATTCAACTATTTTCTTTATTTGATCTTCTGTTAAATCTATTGATATTGTTTGTTTCATTTGGGCGATTTTTAGTGTAATAAAGCACAAATATAAGGAGTTTATTTCACATTAATACTATTTAAGTAGAATTATTTCATAAAAAGTGTCTATATTTGATTTTAATGTGTAAATTTGCTTAAAATCTTTATATTATGAATATCAATTTCAATCTTAACGGAACAAAGACGATAAAGAAACTATCGGTAAGGCTGTATCATAATCGTATGGACTTATCGCTATCTTTAAATGTGATGCTGACTGATTCTGAATGGGATTCTACCACGCAAACAGTTGTAGGGAATAATGAAGTTACTATTGCTTTACAGTCGCTAAAAACCGATATTTTGAAGCGGTACAATAAAGATTTCTGCGGTGGGGAAATAATCGACAAAAATTGGTTGGCAAAAGTCGTGAAAGATTCTTTTATGCGCCCAAAGGAAGAAATATCTATGATTAGTCCTTTACATACTATTTACGTTTCGGATTTTTCGTTTTGGTGGCTAGAAAGTCACGCTAAGGAATGGAAAGTATCTGCGAGAAAGTTTATGGATATTCCCGCCCAAAATCAATACAAGAAATTCGTTGAAACTTTTACGGAATATGAAGCAATTATTGGTGAGAAATTGCAACTACGAAATATTACCAAAAAAAACATAGAGAGTTTTATCGATTGGTTAGAAACTGAAAACTACCAAACATCGACAATCGAAAGAAACATAGGCAGGTTGCGGTTTTTTCTTAATCGGGCTACAGAAATGAATTATGAAGTGAGCCAGTCTTTCAAGGAAAGAATTTATTTTGATTCAGAAAATGATATTGAGGGAGTTTATTTAAACGAGAAGGAAATTCAAAAGATAATCGACAAAGATTTTTCGTATGATGAAAATTTAAATTGCATAAAACAAAACTTTTTGATTTCTTTACACAGTGGATTAAGAATTTCTGATTTTATGAAACTTGATATTTCGAATATTAAAGACGGAATGATTACTTTGAAAACTCAAAAGACAAGAGCTAAGATTGTAATTCCTGTTCATCCAATTGTAGAGCAAATTCTAAAAGATAATTTTGGTTTTTTGCCTAAAAAAGTAAGTAGTCCGGAATACAATAAGCAAATTAAAGTCATTTGTCAAATTTGCGAGATTGATAATTTAGTTTTTGGGAAGGTTTTTGATAGTAAATTGAAACGAAAAGTCACGAAATACTATAAAAAATATGAGTTAGTGACAAGCCACATAGGACGAAAATCATTTTTATCTAACAATTACGATAAAGTTTCTCCCGAAGTTATTAATTCAGTTTTGGGTTGGAGTAAAAATAGTAAGATGGCAACCAAATATAACAAGACTACAAAGGTTGAGTATGCCGAAATAATGAAACGACAATGGAGCCAATAAATAAAGAAAAGCGATATTGCTTGAATGATGGAAAGGAAATTGTAGGCAGGGCAGGAAAGATGTTTTGCTCGGATAATTGCAGGAATACATGGAATAACCGTCAAAACAAAGACGCTACTAATTTAGTACGAAATATAAACAATCGTTTGCGGAAGAACTACCGTATTTTGACCGAATTAAATGTAGTGGAAAACGCAAAAGTTGAGCGAAAGTTACTCAAGAAAAAAGGTTTTGATTTTGAGTTTTTTACAAGTTATCTTAATGCTAAAACTGGTAATGAGTATTATTTTGTATATGATTATGGGTATTTTGAAGTTCAAGAGGATATGTTTATGTTAATTAAAAAAGAGTTATGAGAAATTTAAAAAAAGTAATTTTAGTTTTTGGATTGTGTTTATTTGTGTCTTGCGGTAAAGACAGCGAGGAAGTTCCTGTAAGTTATACCTATACGATAAATACTTATAGCGATTGCCCGAAAGGGAGCAAATCTATTGCAGGGAATTATGAAATAACAAAAGAAACTTATGATAAAATAAAACCAAACTATCAAAGTGCTGGTGGATGCTACTATTGGGCTACTTTTAAAGACGTTACCAACGTAAGTAGAAAAGGCTACGTGTATGGATTGGGGTATTATAATTAATAAAAAAAGCCACTTTATTGAGTGGCTTTTTTTATTAGTTTGATTAAGTCGATACCTAGAGTTGAGAGAATTATTTTCACGTCTTCAAATTTCACTTCTTTGTACGATCCATTTTCAATCCTGGAGATTAAACTTTGATGTCGTTGCTCTTTATAGGCTAACATCGCTAGTTTACTTTGAGAAAGGCTTAAAGCGTTTCTTCTTTTCTTTAAGATTGCGCCTATTTCTTGTGATGGTGTCATTTTTAGCGTTTTAAATTATTGGTAAATTTGATTTTTTTTGTTTATGTTCTGATAAAAAACATTTGATTAAAATGATTCATTGTAATAGACTGTCTTTTTTCTTCAGGTATTGAGTAAAAAATATAATCTTGCCAATTATTAAAATGTGCTTCGGTTTTTTGCTTTTCGGTCATTCGCTTACTATTGGCGATTCGCTCTTTTTCTTTCTCGTATTGGTTTTTAGTTTTCATTGGTTATTTTTTTAATTTCATTCATTAGTTTTACCTCCAAAAGTTTATCGGATAGTTTTGTGTTTTCATCGAATAAACTAATATACTCTTGATCCGAAATATTTAGTTTTTCGTTTAGGTCGAAATTAGAATACTCTAATTTTAAAATCCTGCGCATTAATAAAATGCAAAGTGCCACTAAGGCAAATACAAAGATTAAAAGTGTTGTTTTCATTTGGTTTGGTTTTTATCGTTTACAAATATTTGTTGTTGTTAATTTCGCCTACAAATAAGGCTAAAGTGCAGCTATAATGATAATAATCATAATCAATATTATCAACTGTGGCATTAATTCGTGTTTCTCTTTCTTTGGGTTCATCTTAAATTATTTTAGCGGTGTATTCATAAATTATTTCTTCAACTTCATCAGGAACGTCAGAATTAAAAGTGCCATTGCCGTTTTTAAAATCTTCCTCTGTGTTGTATGTGATACAGTTTTGGGAACTTCTAAAAATAGTACATTCTCCTGGTAATGGTTCTTGACCGCCATCGTAATTTTTTTCAGCAACGAAAGATTTATAAATACTTCTTTCTCCGACTAATAATATTGCATAGGGGCAATATTCTTTAAAATACTCTTGTGTGTGTTTACTAATATTGTCGCCAATAAGTAAGACCCTGTTTTGAAATTTTGTTTCCATTTTTTTTACTGATTATTTAGATTTGAAATATATTCTTTCGCTCCCTCTATTGTGTCAAAAATTCTCCACCATTCAGGTTCGATTGAATTAAATGAAGCTATAACATCAAGTTTTTTGAATGGGTAAAAATTAAAAGTAAATTTTTCTACTTTTGTTTTTGGGCTGTCGTTTACTAAAATTCTGATTAAATGGATTTTCATTTTTCTATTTTTTAAATTGTTAGTTCATTCCTAAAACCTTTTCGATGCTTGAAATTTCTTCAGGTTTAAATTTTGATTTGTTTTGTAGCCCTAATACAATTCGATGTTCTGAAATGTAGGTGCTTTTAGCTAGTTCTTTTCTTTCCATCCCCAAATATTCAAGCTCTTCAATTACTCTTTGGGAGAAGTCTTTTTGATTAAATGATTCTGTCATTTTTACAGTTTATTAGATGGTCGTTTTTCAAATTGCTCGATTGTGTGGATTCCGTTTACAAGTTCGCACCAGCTTTCGATTTCGTCGTGATGTAATCGGCAATAAGCGAAAAATCTTTTAAATTGGTTTCTTCCCCGACAAAAAACATTGAATTTTGATCCGTCGTAAAATTTTACTTCAAATAGTGTAGTTTGCATTTTGTTTTGTGTTTAGTTAATTGATTCGCCTCTTTTTTCAAGTTCGATTTTTGTGTTTTTCTCGATGTTGTCTAAATCTTCTTTTGATAATTCTATAAATTCATTCCAACCATTTAGCATTGCTAATAAATTACCAACAAAATCTGTTGCGCTATCCCATGCGATAATATCTCCGTTGTTACATTCAATGGATTCTTCTAAATCTTGCCACGCTTCGTTATTAAAATTATTTACGGCTACTGTTCCGACTAATATGTATGTGTTCATTTTTTTTGAGTTTTTAATTATTGATAAATTTCATTTTTTTGTAGACTGGATATTGTTGTCTATATCGGTTTATTGCTTCGGTTAGTGAATAACCATAATAAGAATAACCATCAATATTAATTCCGCCTTGTGTTACATAAGCAAAAATTCCGTTTCTTACTTTTTTCTTTTTTAAAATTGTGTCGTTAAATCCTAACATAATATTGAGTTTTTGAGTTTATAATTTATTCTTTTAGCTTCTAAAAATAACCTGCAAAATAAAATAGAGTGCAACTATATAAATGAAGTTTAATTGTGATCGCTTTTTCATGCGGTTAGTTTTGAATTTATCAAGTCGTAAATTTCTGAACTATCAAAACTATCATCTTGTAAACTTTCAAAAACAAACATTGTTAAGGCTTCGTTTAAAGTAGTAATAGGATCATCACTATCATACATATAATGTCCTTTTGCTAATTCGTTGGCCTCTTGAATAATAATTTTTTCTAAATTTTCCATAACTATAATTTTTAAAAGTGAGTAAAAGTGTTAAATTAAATTTGAATAATAAGAGAGAATAAAACCGTAATGTTTTCTTTAGTGTTTATTATTACGGTTTTTTGGGTTGGGTTGCTCCTGGTTTTCATTTTATGATGCAATAGGATTGATATTTAAAACTTCGATAATGTTATTAAAACTAAATCTATGACAGCCCGCTTTTATAATAATATCGTTTTTAGTTTTCTTCGCATACTCAACAAAATAGTTTCCTACTTGTTTTTTAATAGATAACTTTTCTTTTCTTTCAAGTTTATTTATTTTGGGTAATGCAAGAGTAAAAGCATTTATAAACTCTTCTTTATCTACTGTTACACCTAGAGAAGTTTTTACTTTGTCTTCAACTATTGAAATTTTTACATTTGTTTTGTTTACTGAAAATTCAGTACTTACAAATTCGCCTATTTCATAATCTAATTCATTAAGTAAATTTTCTTTAAAATACTTTGTTTGCCCTTCAATATCTTCGATAATTTGCTCTATTGCTTCGGTTTTTTCGTTTTGTTGGTTGAGTAGTGATTCAAGATTTTTTATAAAATCGTTTTTTGTTTCTCTACTTAAATAATCGTTTAAAACATTATTAAAAGCCTGATTATTATCGTCGTTGTAACAGTCTTTTAATTCATCATAAATATAATAACTGTAGTTATCTTCTAAAATATTACTTTGTGCCTCGTCTTCATCGCAAATTGATAACCAGCCGCCGGATCTACCATATTGCCAAACTTCAAACTTATCTATTTGAGCTCTTTTAGAAAATTCCTTAAATTCTATTTCGTTATTTTTTATTATGTGAGCATTCCAGGATTTTTGAGTTTTGAATTTTTTAGCTGCATCAAAATATTGATTGATATAATATTTTTGATTTTTATAATATTCTGATTCTAAAAAATACTCTTTATTGTTGTTTTCTTTGTTGTTTGAATATTGCCAAACTTTAAAGATTTTATTATAATCTGATAAATCACAATTATCTTCATATTGCTCTTTCAAATTTCGTACACCGTCTTCACAAACGTGATTATAAACATTATTTAATCTGTCTTCATTAAACTCTTTCAACACTTTTTTAGTTTGCTTTTTAGACAAGTTTTTGTCTTCGCAAATTTTTAAAACATCGTCTTCATCAATCCATCCTGAAACTCTAATATTTGCACAAATTTTGCCTTCTCTAGTGTTAAAATCGTGACTTGCATCGTCTAAAAAATAAATATCTGATACAAGAGAATAAATTTTTTCGTTAATTTTTGAAATTGTTTTCATAATAAATAAAGATTAAATTAATATTTGTTTTTAGTTCCCAAGCCCCAAACGAATAAGGGTTAAAATTCTTTAAACTTACAAGGGAGGAATATTTTGGTTTTTACAATTGGTTACCGATTCTATTTATAGAGTCAATATTTATATGATGACAGCCAATTGTTAACGTGCCATTAATTGATATAACAGTATAACCACCGATAATAAAACCTTTCACGTCTTTTTTATTCGTGATTAAACTATAAAGTACTTTTGCTTCTTTTCGTGATACTTTTACATTTTGCGAAGTTTCAACGTTTTCGCCATCTTGTGAAAGTCTTACATAATCCTGGTTACTGTTATAAACTCGATCCGTATCATAATTATAAAACTTTTCGATGTTTTCAGTAAGTTTTTGTAGTTGTTTTTTAGCTTCTTTTTTTGCTTCTGACTTAATTCGTTTGGATTCATTTTCTAAATATTCCGTTAAATTGTCGCCATTTATTACTTTCATTAACCTTACAATTTTTTTATACTGTTCGGTTTTTGGTGTGATTTTATTCTCTTGCCATTTAATAAACTCGTTTAATGACTCAAATAATTTTTGCGAAGGAATTATATATAGTTCTTTTTTTCGTGCTGTAATTAGTTTATTTACATTACTTTCAATTGACTGTAAAACAAAATCTACATTTGTTTCTGTTACAAAAAACTGTTTATATTGTCTTGTCGCTTGTCTTAGGTCTGAAATATGGCCCGAAGTAGTTGAGCTATAACCTTTATCATTTATTAATATGGCTTTTTGTCCTTTGTTGTTTTCGATAAATTCGCCTAGTAAATAATGATAACCATAAGAGTAAATTTTATTACGATTAAAAAATATGTTTGAGCTCCTTCCTTCGCTTTGTGTTTGTTGAGCGAATAAATGCGTAACTGCTGTACTGTTTGTAAATACTGTTTTCATAATGATAAATTTTAAATTGTTGTTTTATTTGTTTGTTTTGATGTTGAAATTTCGCCTATAAATAGGGCTTAATAACACACATTTAAAGACTTTCCACCATATAAGGCGAAAGAAATAGTTTTGAATAAGTTTTTTAGTGTTTTCATCTTGTTTAGTTGTTAAAGGTTGCGTTATAGTCTTTAATACAATTATCTT